AATGGTGGGCGTAGAGCACCGAGGTCTCTACGGGCAGCGTCAAGCAAATTCATTCCTGTATTTGTTGCTGTCGGAGGTGCATACTTGTCTGTAGTGACAAGATCAAGAGCCACACATGTGCTGGTACACGTAGAGTATGATACTTCCACCTGGTACGGGTTGACTATGCTGAACGTGGGTCAAGGATCTGTACGGCTTTATAGCCAACGTTTGGGAGATGTAAGGTTGTATTATCTTGACGTAAATACAAACGTTGACACGCTACCACCGGAAATACGTCAAGCCGTGTCTGCTGCTTACTCGCAGGTTGATGGCTATGACTTCACAAAAAATAACAAGGCACAGATGATACGCAGGCTCTTTTCTACAGTACCCCGTACTGTACCTGAAATCAAGTGCGTCGAACCAGGCATCTTCGACCGGGCTGCTGTGAGTGGAGAACACCACACGCACCTCCGGCCCGAGGAAATATGGGACATAGCCAGACGTGACCCTTTGCGTCGAGAATTGTTTGCAGCGATGATGGAGAATTTGAAGGCAATGAAAGGAGTAACGGAGGCTTTTGCATCATCGGCATTGTTATACGTAGTCGTAGCTGGTCTGACTCAGGCGCGGATAGTTGCGTTTAGCTCTTACTTATGGACAAACGACCTAAGTATGACTATGGACAGACTCAAGGACGTATCCGTCAAGATGAAGGCATTGCACTCCAGAGACATGCTGGACCTGACTGAGTTATTTGAGCTGAACACGTTAGTCAACCGTGGATATGGTGCAGTCAATTGGCAAATGGAACGAGAGCATAGGCTAAACCCTGATGTGATTGATGTGGCGCCGGAGACAGTATATGCAAAGGCAGTGTCTGTATTCAACATGGGTGTCCGCCATGGATTCAAGTATAAACGCATGAGTCTGAGTGATTTTGCAGCAGCACGCTGGGAGTGGTCGCCAGCGGGCAGTGTACACTCACAACACGTGGCAGATGAGAAGTATATCAACAGAGACAGCTACCGGTATAGGACTAAGTTCGTGACGCTCAATAGCATGCCAATAGAACACGTTGAACAGATGTTTACACGTAAGCCAGCCATACGGGCCTGGGCATCAACTAAATATGAGTGGGGGAAAGAAAGAGCGATCTACGGCGTTGATCTAACGTCAGCAACAGTCGCACACTTCGCTATGTTCAACTGTGAAGAGGTGTTGAAGCACAGGTTCCCGGTGGGAGAAGACGCTGAGGCAGGTAGGGTACATAAGCGTCTAAAGACAATGTTGGAAGGATGTGATTCATTTTGTTATGACTTCGATGACTTCAATGCTCAGCATTCCACTTCAAGTATGATAGCTGTAATCAAAGCTTACCGGGATGTTTTTTCACCTGCGATGTCTGAAGAGCAGCTTGCAGCAATGAACTGGATCTTGGACAGCTATACTGACATTATGGTGTATCCGCTGCAAGATGGGCCTTACAGGCCAAATGGAACATTGCTGTCTGGCTCTCGACTAACGACATTCATAAATACTGTCCTCAACTATGTGTATATGGACATAGCAGGTGTGTTCGAACACCCAGATGTTGTTGACTCTGTACACAATGGTGATGACGTGTTGATAGCAATACGTAGCGTCAAGGCCGCAATAGATGTACACGACAAAATGGCTGCGATTAACGCTCGAGCTCAGCCCGCCAAGTGTAACATACTCTCTGTGGGCGAGTTTCTAAGGGTGGAACATAAGATAGAGATGTCAGACGGTCTGGGGTCACAGTATCTGTCACGTGCATGTGCGACTGCAGTACACTCAAGGATAGAGTCACAGATGCCAGTACGAGCATTAGACGCTGTATCCGCTACGGTCACGAGAATGGGGGAACTGAAACGCCGGGCTCCTGAGGCGGCAGAACAGATAGACCTGTTAACTATCAAGATCTTCAAACATCTAGCTGTAGTCTTCAACACACCATACGACAAGTTATCGATAGCTGCGTCCGCACATAGTGTGGTGGGTGGTTGCAATGAGGACAGATGGGCGCCAGTAGAGTGGAAGGTGCGGGAGGTGATACCATATCACCTGAGAGAAGATGAGGAATCATCTTCTGTCGAACAGGCGGTAGTACCCGGTTGCCGGGACTATGCAGCCTTAATGGAAAAGAGACTGAACGGAGTAATACCATTC